CGCTTTGATGGCGCTGCTTGGGAGGTATCTTTCCCCTGTAGCCTTCGGTCCCTGCGTAGATGGTTTGCCACTTTTAGTTCTCCACTTTTGATCTGTCCACGCCTTCAGACTCTGCTGCGGCTTTTTCAAGTTCGACATATCGTTCTCTTTGCCTAATCTTCCTGAAGTCTTCAGACGCTTCTAAAATCCAGTGAAACACGTTGCCTTCTTTAACGTCGTAAACTGGAAACCTAATCCCTGTACCCACCGCCAGCCTTTTTGTACTGAAGTGCCATCATTTGAGCCTTACGGGCACTCCACTGACCCGGAGCACCCCCCTTACCACCGGCCTTAATACGCTCAAATATGGATTTGCGTAGTCCGGGTTTGGTGTAGTTACCTGCCTCATTTACACGAGACTTACCGCCTTGGGAATAAATAGCAACAGACAAATCCCCGTCTTTTTTCTTGACGGTTTTGGCTGGCTTCATAGCCTTTGGCAGTTTTTTAGGGTTTACTGCGCCCATACCCCGGGATGCACGCATTTAGCACTTTCCGCCGCCCATCATGCGAACTTGCATACCGCGAGTTTTGCCTTTTTTAGCAACACCATCGGCTTGTTTGTGACCAGCAGCCAAACCGCCAGACTTCATCTTCTTCATTCCGGCTTCTTTCATCTCATGCTTGAGCATGGACTTGGGGGCGCCCTTTTTCTTCATAAAGGACACTTCCTTCTTCATCATTGCCTTTGACTCTTTCATGACTCCACCTTCCTTTTTAGTAAACTCTTTGCCTACGGACGTTGGTACGCCCACCTTTTTTGCAAACTTTGGGTTATTAGCCACCGCTTGCATAAACCTTTCCTGCTTGGCTGATACGGTTGGCATCAGACCATCTTCCCACGGGTCTTACCACGTTGAGCACAACCATCAGCACGTTTAGACGCAGATGATACTTTCCCGCCTTTTTTCATATACCCCATTTTGTTTCGTACTTCGGTAGGTAATTTTGAAAGACCGGGGTTTTGTTCTGCATTAACAGGTTTTAGATTATCCATTATTTACCTCGCTTGAATAAGTCGGTCAATTTTTTCTTCAAACTTGTTAAAGCGTTCATCAATATAGCGCTCAAGTTTTTCAATTTCTGTTTTAGTAGCGTTTTCACGAGCCACCTCCAATTTAGTATCATTTAACATCTTTTCCAGCGTATTTAGTTTGTTGTTCTTTTCCCAAGCAACAAACCCTGCCACACCCACCAAGGCAGACAACACACCAGACCAAGAAAATAAAATCATCTGCTCCATATCAGCACTTCCACGCCCGTAGGCTTTTGTTGATACGGCTGTTTGGATCATTAGCGGTTTTGGCACTAGTTAACTTCTTTTTCATGCCTGTCATCCGAGCACAGAATGACTTCTTGCGCGAACCACCTTCGGGTTGCGGAGCCTTCAAACCGGGCTTACCGGGGTTAGCAGCGTTGTACGATGCCCTTCCCTTGGCGTTTAGCCCACCTTTTGGGTTCTTACCTTCTTTGCGTTGCCACGCAGGAGTCTTAGCCATTTAAGCCGCCTTTTCTTTCGGTGGGGCCGCTTTGAGTTTGGGGTATAACCAATCTTCTCCAAAGTTGCCCACAAATTCTTCCATACCCATGTGGCCTAATGTGATCGTGGGATCAACCCAAATCTCATAGCCATATTCACGGACACGATTGCAAAATAAATAATCTTCGCCAACATAACCTTCTGGTACTACGTCAAAATGAAAGAAGGCTTTTAATTTACCAGCCTCAATCCGATCATCTTTGTATTCCCACTCAGGATGGTTAGCATCTAAAGTTTCAAAGACATCACGACGAATCATCATAAACGCAGTAGCCACCTGATTTGCTCGGATAAGCCCCATTTCGTTTAAGACAAGTTCGTCGTTTTCGTCTTTGTATAGCGTGGAAATAAATGTTTTAGCCTTTTTGCGAGCCACTGGAATACCAGCGGCAATACCGCATTTGGGGTCAGAAGTCCAAGCCAGCAACCTAAACAAATCGTTTGCATTGAAATTAATGTCTGAATCAATAAACATTAAGTCCGTGCAATCGCTTGCCATAAAGTCAGCAGCAATAAGATTGCGCGCCCGGGCGACAATAGAGCACCCAGATATATTACTAATCTGGATGGATACCCCATGTTGACCAGCAAGCGCACAAAAATTTGCCATTGAAATAGCAAGTTTTGTAGACAGTTTAAAGTCGTAAGTCGGCAAACCAAGCATCAGTTTGCGACCTGCAACGCTGTAGGACTTTTCTTTTTGCATTTATTATCCGTAAAAAAGCGTTATTGAGGTTGTATTAGTAACAGTACCGTGCATCGTACCTGTTTTAACTAGAATACCTTCTCCCGGTAACGGGATAATGGTGTATCCAGCCGTACCACTTGCAGCGGTTTCTACAGTAAGCACAATATTGCCACTAGCCCCACCCTCACGAATAACGACAGTACCAGCACTTGCACCATTAACCGCATACACGGTTTTAATACGATTACGATTGATGTCGTAATTATTTTGGTCTTTAAAATTGCCTGTGCTAGTCAACGGTTTTGTCGCTAGTACATCATATTGCATGGTAGGCATTATGGCCTCCTATTAAGCGCTTTGCTGACCAACTGTAGGATCTGCCACAAAATATGTGATATATCCACCAACAGTACCCGCACCTGAAGTGTCAATTGTTACGGTTACATATGACAATGCAGAAATAGCGGTGCGAGTTAAACCAGAAGTGATAGAACCAACAGCAGCAACAGATAGGTTATTTGCAATAGCTGCACCGGTAACAGATCCACTAACATAGTTGCGGGTTCCGAGGTCTACAGAACCAGAACCTGCGTCATTAATTTCTACAGACAGCACAACTGCGCCTGCAGGAAGAATCAGGTCAGGAGCACCTGTAGTAGAAGAAACTTTAACATTGGTGGCGGTAGCAACAGATGCGTCAGCAATATAAAACTGAGCAGCCATAACGCCAGAACCACAATATGCGGTGCGAGTTTGATCCCCACCGCCCGAACGCCAGATACTCTGGGTAGTTGAAAGTGCCATGTTTATCTCCGTGTAGTAGCACGACTCGTTACAGGTTCTCTACTAAGTCTGCTAGGTCAGTACCTGTAACTAAAAATCCTAGTCCTTATAGTGTAATACCAAAAGGGGGGCTTGTAACCCCCCTTTTGTTTTATGCACCCGGTGAGCCAAAAATACCGAGCGGATCAGACCAACCGAACGAATAACGCTCACGAGCCTTATAACGTACGTTACCGGTGTCAAAATCTCCATCCATTGAGGTACTCATCGGAGTACGGATGAAGTGCTTCAGACCGTTGGGAACGTCCGTCGTCAGGAACCATGCGTTCGTATCCGTCAAGAAGTGGTTAACAGAGTAACCCTCGGGGATAGAACCATTGTTCTTCAGAGCGTTGATGTCGTTGTCGTTTGTGCCAACACGGAGTTCAGTCTCCAAGAGGCGGGTTGCAACGAACATCAGTGCGGGGGGAACAACCAATTTACGCGGCTTTGCAGCAATTAGCAGGCCGCGCTCGTCCGTCCAAGCAGCGATCTGAATAACAGCGGCCTCAAGGGAGGTCTCATTCAGGTCAGCAGGAGTGGAAGGCTCGTTGGAGTTAACACCGCCAGAAACAAGGGGATGCGAGGTCGAGAACAGTTCAACGCCGTCACCACCGGGGTAGTTAGAGTTGAAACCATTGTTCAGGATGTTTGCAGCCTTAACTTGCTTGGTATATGCCATAGCACGGGCCAGAGCCTTGGTATAACGAGCCGAAAGGCTGTCATACAGGTTGTCCTCAATTGCTTCTTCAGTAATTGAGAAGCCCAGAGCAATCGTCTCATGGCTGTAACGAGCAGAAAATGCTTCCTGCGCGTTGTCATAAGAAATAGCCTGACCTTCGTTCTTTACTGGAGCGGCGGAGAAGCCAGACAACTTGACCTCTTCCTCAAAAGAACGCTCAGAGGTTTCAGTTACGAAAATCTCTTTGTGCTCTTCACCATAGCGACCATACTCCATACCAAACAGAGCATTAAGCCCCGGGAGAAGTTCTTTTAAAAGTTGTGCGCGTGAGATAGCCATTTAATTGCTCCTTATGCTACGGCATCGGCAGTTGTATAAGTGTGAATGCCAATGTTAAATTTGACAATCACTTCCGTATACGAGCCGGATGCGTTAACAGTCTCAGGAACAACGTCAATCACACGCAAAGGCAGCGTAGTGGCTGTGCCAGTTGTTGCAAGAACTGCGACTTTTGAATCACCAGTAACAGTAGAACCACTATTCTGGACCAGTTCGGCGTTCTGACCAACAGCAGCGCGAGTTACGCCACCGATAGTCGTACCAGTCGAAACAACAGCAGCCTGATACAACTGATCAGGATCATCTTGCACGTACGCATAAGTAGTCGAACCCGTAATTGGGCCGTCATAGAATTGAGCGTAAGTGGGTTGCTTAGTAGTGGGGTTGACGTATGTAACGCCAAGGAACACACCAACAACATCAGCAGCGGTGCTTGTGGTCGTCACCTTCTCAAGATTACCGGCTGTGTTCAGGGCTACTACGTCACCATAGAAGATGTCAGTAGCGGAACCAGAGGCAATCGGGATTTGGCGAGTTTGACCAGCGTACACCTGACCACCGACCAAATTGATCGGGCGCAGACCGTAAGGTCCTGCAAGGGTAGGATATGCCATTTAAAACTCCTTAAAAGTTATTTGCCACGTCCGAAAGTGACTTCCGCACGCTTCTCACTAAAGAGTGGCATACGGGCGTCGTTCTCTCGCATAAAGTTGTTGTCCACGGATCTCATCTGTTGATCAGCCATACCTTCGTAATAACCATTACGCTTTCCGACTTTCTCTTCGAGATTCTTGCACAACATAAGGCCACCAAACAAAACTAGTCCATTCTTCGAGGCAGACCCGTCGAGGCCCAAATCAAGAAGCAGTTCTGGATGATCTTCTGCCTTTACAGGCTCCCAACCTTCCCGACGACGCATGGAAACATTTCGTGCATCATCTAAGCCCATTACCATAGTACGAACCCATCTAAAAGCGTATCCGTCCTGTGGATCAGGGGTTGGTATCGACGAGGGGGGAATCCATGGTTGATCATGAAGATCATTTTCACGAGATTCCAGTTCACGACTCATACGATTTTGATTACCCATTACTGACTCCTTCCGTTAATAGCAGCCCATTGTTTTGCATATTCTTCTATAGGTATACCCAATTTACGTGCGACAGCCGCGCCTCCCGGCGGGATTTTCACGGTTTTCGGGGATGCACTTCTAGAAGCTGGCGCAACCACAGTGGATTGCTGTTTTACAGTGCGTTGTTGAGGTTGTTCTACGTTGTCAAACCGGTCAGGAAAGACTTGGCGTATACGCTCATCTAGGCGTCTGTAATATTCGTCCGTGCGAGGGTCTACGCCTTCTCGCATGAGTTTTTTGTCAACAGCATAAGCAATTGCCGTCATCTCATCGTCTTTACCAAACCATTCCGAGTTCTTTTGGAACCAGGCTTCCGCCTTTGGATCAGTCTACGGTACAGCCGGACTTGAAGCAACTTGCTGCTGTATGGGTTGACTATATACGCTAGATTCTGCCCGTTGTAAAGGGGGATTACGAGAAAGTTCTCTTTTTTCTGCAACCACCTCTGCCATTTTGAGTTGGGCCTGCACCATACCCTCAGAATCCCCAGACTCATAAGCCTCCTTATAAGCCTTTTGAGCAGAAGCCAACTCAGTGTCTAATTTAGATTTGACAGTATCGGTGTATAAATTGGCGCCCTGATCCAGTACCGTCTTGAGCCGCTTGTTTTCCTCCATGGCGGCTTGGGCATACCGAATTGCCTCTTCTTGTTCTTCTTGATACCGCTGCCGATAAGAGCGCTCTTCCTCAAGTTCTTTCTTGAGTTGCTCGTATTCATTGTCCTTGTCGGCCTTGTACTGGCTTAGTTCGTCAGTATCAGCAACCTCAACCTTTTGGGCCTTTCGGGGTGGGGGTGCTTGTTCTTCCCCCTCCACTACAAACTCAAAAGTTTCGTCTGGATCCGACTTTTTTAAAATTTGAGTTTCTTCGGGCAATCCGTCTGGCCCTAGCCCCTCATCGTTTTGCTCTACGCCATTTATTAGCGTTCGCATCTTATTTGCTGCCATAAATCCTCCTTATGCTCGGGTAAACCCTGATGGGTCTTCAATTACACCCTCTACGGTGTCCTCATTAATTAGACGGAATTCATGCCCCCCAATCGTGAACCGAGAGCCTGAATAAGACCGCATCACTACCCAATCCCCTCTTTTACACCAAGCGTGGGCGTAGCGGTTTTTGTCGGTATAGCAATCAGGACCCATAGCAACAACCAAACCAATGTTTGCTGCAACTTCTTCAGCGTTCTTAGTTTGATTAGGAAGAATAATTCCGCTACCGGTTGTTTTTTCCTCAAATACCGGCATAGCAATTAATATTTTCCAGCCTACAGGGACAGGTAATTTGTGTGCGGCTCTTGCTTCCTCGATCTTTTTTAGTGTTAGTTCTGTACTTGGTACGCCAATTCCTTTAATCATCTAGGTTTTCCTTTCTTGCTTTATTAGCGAGTTCTTCAAACATATTTACGGCAACCATCAAGCCACGGATTAAGCCAACTTTTTCGCGGTACGCTGCGTAATCATCAGCCGATCCCATGGCAAGGTCCTCTGCTTGCCGATCTAACTCCTTACGTATTTTTTCTAAGAATATTTCTTCAAATGAACTAGCCACGTTGTGATGGACCCTTTCTTAAGTTAATTGCTGCACGAAACCCCTCTAAAGTCTCCTCAGAAGCAAGTTTTTTATCTTGCTCTTCTTTTTTGTTCTCTATTTCTTCTTGCTTGATGGCAATCTCGGCTGACCGAAGCGCCGCGTCTGACATGTCTTTCTTCAGTTTGCGATCAACTTCTGCGGCCTTGATCTGCAACTCTTCGCGCTGTAGTTGGGTAAGCGGATCTTGTGCCTGAGCCATGGCTTCTTTCTGTGCAACTTCTGCTTGGCTTTGCTGAAGAACTTTCTGAGACGCATCTGCCATGAGGCGAGATAGCTGATTCTCCATGAGCGGGTCCATCTTCGCTCCAAGCGGGGGTATATCAATACCCAGAGACTGCTGTATCTCGTTGCGATACGCATAGCCCAAGTGCTCTGCAATATGAGCCTCCATAGCGCCAGAAATAACCTGTGCATTTGGTGACTGACCTATTAGGGCACGTAGTTTGGGGTCCTTCATGGCGTTTGTATGCACCGTGAGATGGGCCTCGTGATCCTGCTCGGGGAACGCCTTAACAGGCTTACCCTGCAGC